TAATGAGGAGAATTTATGGCAAATGTCAAACTATAATGATTTTGGTATTCTCCCTATTTTACCCTATAATTGCATAACACACTTAATTGATAATAGTGAATTAGTGTGGAAGTTATTACAATATAATGATGCAAATGCCTGGAAAGAAGATAGTTCCCATCCTGATCTTACAAAATCTCAAAAGGGAGCGTTGATTTACGATGGTTTAAAAACTATGACGGATTGTAGGGTGTTTATGACAACGGGGTTAGATTCGGCATGGGTAGAAGAATGTTGCCAATTACGAATTTCTGTTTTAACCGCCGATCCTGTGAATTATGTTGTAGGGAATATTTCTATAGGCATGGAAATATACCCTCACGCGAAGGTTGCTCAACTTAGTAATTATCAGACAAGAGCCGATATGTTAGCACAAGAATTAATTAGAATTTTTAATGGTGCAGATGTGGGAGGATTAGGAAAGTTATACTTTGATGCAAGAATGAATCCTCGTTGTCGTCTTAGGGTTGTTGGCTATACTCCATTTGTAGGAAAATCGATAATCTTTTGCAATTGGGCGGTATAAATGAGAAAAATTACAAAAAAGTTTTATAATAATAAGAACGATATGTTTGGACTTCCTCAAATATATAAAGGTGTAGAATTTTATCCGATAAAATTAAAAGATTTTGAGGCCCAAAGTTTATATTATAAAATTTTTCAATATCCAAAAGACTTTATTTCTCAAAAAGAAATAATTAAAGCATCATATTTAAAGTTTTTATTAATATACATTAATTCTCAATGGAGTAAAGATTTGGGCGAATCTTTAGATGTTTCATTGATAAGGTTTTTAGAAATTATTACTAAACACGATGACGATGTATACATAGGGTTTTCTGATGTATCGCTAGAGATTAGTATAAAAATTGGCGCAACTGTTTTTACAGAACAAGAATTTGAAGTTATACGAGAAATTATCTTAAATCAAAACGGATCATCTGTTGAATATGTAGAAGAATATCATCCTGAGTTGGAAAAAGTTCTGCAATATAGTTCTCGTAAATTTTCGAATTTATCATTAGAGGATGAAATATGGGCATTTTGTTCAATAATGCATAAGACTATACATGAAATTGAAGACTATACATTATATCAATTTAACAAGCATTTTGAAAGATTAATATTGTCTTATAATCATAATCTTTACTCCCCTCTGGAAATTTCTGGTCAAATAAAATCTAAAAATGGTTCAGAAATCATAAAACACTTCCTATCTCCAATTGATAAAAAAGGAAGATACTCTAGTATTTTGGTTTCGACTGATGCTTATCTTACTGAGCATCCAGAAATGGTAGATGGAGGGAAATTAGGTAATGTATAAATTTATAAATTTTAAAAGGAGAGCGTAAAATATGGCAAATGAATTTTTAGTTAGTGTGGCTGATGTAATTGGTAGAGACGCAACCACTGATGCTTTACTATTTCTAGGCAAAGCTAATATTACTAGTGCGTTTGGAATTACTACTCAAAAAACAGATGTGCGTGGTGGTATTAACAACCCACTATTGTATACTTATTATCATGATCGTGAAGTTTCTGTTAAGGTTGAATCCGCAACATTTAATAAATCGATTATTGCATTAAATGCGGGTACTACTGTTACTAACAGTACCTATACTGTTTGTAAGAAAGAATCGAAAACATTAAGTGGTGGTTCTGTCACTCTTTCTGAAACTCCAACTAGTTCAACCGTTGGTGTAATTCTCCCTAACGGCACAATTCAAAATATTACTCCTTCAGGGGCGGTTATTACTGTTTCTGGTGGTTTAAATCAAACCGTTGACTGTATTTATGATTATAGTGAAACTCTGGTTGATCAGGTTGTAGGTTATGCTACACTACCTCCAACTGGTATTCACCTAACTCTTATTAGTGAAGTAAGAGATGCATCAAATACTAAAACTTATGATTTGATTATTGATATTCCAAACTTTAACCTGTCTGGTAACTATAATATGAGTTTGAATGCTAATGGTGTATCGAGTGATAACCTGGAAGGTACTGCTGTTGTGGAAGCAGCTACAGGCGGAGATTATTACTACAAAGTTTGGTGGGTTCCCGCAAGTACTACCTCGGTGGCATATACGGACATTGCGGCCACCCCCAGTACTGTTACTTTCGATGTGAGTGATCTTCCCGATACTTCTCAAATTACGGTTCTTGGGATCAGAGGGGGCACATACGCGAACGTGAATGTTACGACTTCCTGTAGTTTTACCCGAACTTCAGGTTGTACTACCTTTACGGTAAGTGCCGCCGGATTAATTACTGCTACTTCTGCTGTTCTGGCAGATAGTACTTGTGTGATTACGAGTACTTATTATGATAGCACCAGCGGGTCTTTAACAGACACCATGACAGTACAAGCACAAGCTTAACATAAATTTATAAATTAAAGTTAAACAAATTTGTAACTTTATGGTAAAATAAAAAATAGGGGATAGGTAGAAGTAATTACTCTACCGAAAAGTTGCTTCTCTGACAACCTTCCCCTTTTTAATTTAATTCAGAGAATATAATTTATAATAAGTAATTTATAAAAAAGGAAAATCAGAGAAAATGAAAAAGAATATAATAAGTGGAATATATTGTATAGAGAATATATTAAATGGAAAAAAGTACATAGGTTATGCCAAAAACATATTTAGAAGATGGAAAAAGCATCACAGTGAATTAAGATTGAATAGACACGATAATGGATATCTCCAAAATATATATAATAAATATGGCAAAGATATTTTTAAATATTGGATAATTCAAGAATGTTCTAATGAAAACTTGCCATTAATGGAAATTTATTGGATTTCTTATTACAATTCTTATCGAGATGATGGTGAAGGGTATAATCTCACAAGAGGGGGTGATGGCCTTTTAGACCCATCGGTAGAAACAAGAAAAAAGTTATCTGATATAAATAAGGGAAAGCCGAAATCAGAAGAAACTAAACAAAAATTGTCAATGGCTAATGGAGGAAAAAACAGTGTTTGGTTTGGAAAAAAACATACTGAAAATACCCTTCATAAGATGCGTATTTCTAGAAATAAAAGAGAACCGGCTTCAGAAGAAACTAGGCGACGAATATCAGAATCAAGAAAGGGTGAAAAGAATTGTCGATTTGGATTATCTCTTAATAAAGAAATAACTGATAAAATATCACGCATTCAATTAGGACGCAAGAAGAATATGGTTTCTACAAGTAAATATATTGGTGTTTATTATCAGAAATGTAAAAATAAATGGGGGTCGCAATTGACTTATAATAGAAAGAAATTACACATTGGTTACTTCCCAACAGAACTCGAAGCTGCTCTAGCCTACAATGAAGCCGCAATAGAATTTTACGGGTGGAAAGCAAAATTAAACGATATTTCCAAAGAGGAAATTGAGAAATTGTGGGAGATGCAAATAGAAACATAGTAAGTAGAAATATAATAAATAAAAGAACTAGCGAGGTGTCATATTGAATTATGCTCGATAATAAAAACTTAAATAATTTTAGAACGTGGGGGTAAATGCTTATGACAGATCAAAGCAATGATAACCCTAGATGTGTAACAGCATGTAATGACGTAAAACATTTATTTGAGCGCGTAGATAGACTAGAAGACAGAGTGGAAGATATGAGAGTTTCAATTAATAATATAGATACTCAAGGCAACGTTTTAGAAGCTGTATTATGTCGATTGGAAACCGCTTTTGAAAAAAATATTCAGGTTATGAATAGTATGGGAGATACATTAGCTTCTATGCGATATGAAATTAAAACAGTTGGTCAGTTGACTTCTGAATTAAAGGTTGAAATTGGGGGAGTAAAAAAAAGATTTGATGAAGCAGAAGAAAAAAATAAAATTGATATTAGATTAATTATCAAAGAAGTTTTGTCAAATAAGATTATATGGTTATTGGGGATTGCTACTGCAATTTTTGAAATTGTACGCTCTAATTTTGATCATATAAAAAATTTTTTAAAATAAAGGGTAATTTTCATGCCAGCTAAAAGTAAAAATGAAAAAAGCGAAATCGAAAAGTCAAAAATTGATTTGGCTCCTATTGCTGAAAAAGTAATAAGGTTTGATATCGGAGAAGAAACATATAAAATAAGTTTAATTCCGTATATTTCTATTTCCAATAAGGTAGAAATAATTCAAAATTATATCAATTGTTTATACGAAGATAACGTAGAAGAAAATATATCCACTAAATATATAGCAAGTAAATATATGCTAATTTTAGAAATTGTTGAGAGATTGACAAATATTGATGTGGAAAGTTTGAGTATAGATTTAGTATATAATAGTGGATTATGGGGAAAATTGGTTTCGGAAATTTACAATTATTCAGAATTTGAAAAAGAATTAAATGAAGTTGTTAAAATTAAAGAAACAGAAATTCTTCTAAGTAATTCTGTAGGTAAAATTGTTAATGACATTTCTATCAAAGTAATTGATTTACTGGATAAAATTAAAAACATTGATGTGGATACACTAAAAAATATATCTAAAGAATTTACAAATAATTTAGATGAATTAAATAAAAAATATCCAGGTCTTACAGAAACAGGCAAGCCTAGAAAAGAAACTCCTTCTGCGGAGCCTGTAAGGAAACCAAGAAAGAAAAAGGTTCAATAATTTTAATTTCATCATGAAGAAGAATAAGTTTGCTAAACACAAAAGCAAAAGCAAAAGCAAAAGCAAAAATAAATATTATGAAGATAAAGAAGATTCTTTTAATAATGGTTATCATAAAAAGTGTCCTGAATGTGAAGAAAATTCTTTAGTGTTAATTGTTGATAAAAAAATTTCAGATGGAGTTACTTATTTCAAAAAATATCTTTTTTGTAGTGTTTGCGAATATAAAAAAGAATATAAACAAAAGGGTTGTCAGAATAATAAAAAAGAAAACTTTGTAGATGAGGAGTGAATTATAAATGCCACAATATTATAATGATGAACAATTAACTAAAGGTTTAGTTTCTATAATGAGTGGCGTTATGGAAAGTGTAGCACAAAAATTATTAGATTTATTGGCCGATGATGCAGGATTAATCGATACAATTATTTATCAGGCTAATAGTCCAAAGGCATATGCGCGACAAGGAGATTCAGGAGGGTTATTGGGAATGTGGGAGAAGAAACCTTTAAAGTCTAGTGGACGAGGAATTTCTTATCAAATTTATGCCGATTCAGATTTACTTTCTCATGATCCCGATGATTTTATACACGGCTCTAATTATTGGATTGGAGGAGATGATATTCGCGATATGCTGATTGATTTAGTTGCTGGTGGTGGTTCAGGCCCACTTTTCGGAAGCGGTTTTTGGACAGCCGCAAGAGACTTTTGGACTCCTTTTTTAGAAATTCTAGAAAGTGAATTTAAAAAAAGAGGAATAGTTTATATTAAAGTTTAAGGAGAAACTATTTATGACAATGACATTAGTTCAATTTTTAACTTGGCTATTCGCTTCAGGTGGAAGTGCTGTGGTAGCCAGTTTTATTTTAGAAAGAAGTGGAAAATATCAAGAATTAGCATCCGAAGCTAGAAAGTGGGTATTTTTTGTAGTAGCCGCGGTTATTGCTTTGGCTGGTTATTTTACTGTTACATATGTTCCAACAGATATTTTAAATCAAATCGCTCCAATTTTTGCAATTGTAGCGATGATTTTTACAACTGTATTTTTAGGAACTAAGGCCCATGAGTTTGATAAACTCACAAGTAAAAAGCAATAATAAAAATAATTATTTTTATTAAAAGAGTATGCCCTTTGGCATACTCTTTTTTTTTAAATTTTAAAATTTAAAGGAATTTTTATGTACATATATTCAATAGATTCATCTCTTGCCAATACTGGAATTTGTATTTTTGAATCTGAAACAGGAAAACCAAAGCAAGTATTTAGTATCCAAACAAATGCAAAATATAATCATGCAAATAGATTAAAAATAATTGCTGATTTTTTTCTAAAACTTAGGGAAAAATATCCGACAAATATTGTTGTCTTTGAACAAGGTTTTTCTCGTTATTCCATTAGTACTCAAGCATTATTCAAAGTTATTGGTGTAATTTCTTATGTTTTTTGGGATTGTGAGCAACTATTTTATGCTCCGTCAACTGTGAAAAAAGCAGTTACGGGTAACGGGAGGGCCGATAAAAAAGATGTACAAAGAGAAATAAAAGAAAGATGGCCCTATTTAAATTTTGAAAATGATGATCAATCTGATGCATGTGGAGTCGGTCTTTGTTATATGTTGGATAAAGGAATAATAAAGAAACGAGAATGGAAAAAATGAAAAAAAAACAAATTTATAATAGAATTTATAACGAAGAAGAATATAAATTGGTTAATGTAGAAAATTTAGAAATAATTGACGATTTTCTTCAAGAGTATCGTCAGAGAAAAATAAAGAAAACTACATTAATGCAGTATGCAAACGATCTTAGGATTATTGCATTGTTTGTAAAAAGATTTTGCGATAATCAATTCTTTTTAAATTTATCTAAAAAAGATTTTAGAAAATTGAGTCTCTGGTTAAGTGATGACTGTCAAATGTCTAATGCTAGAACAAATCGCATAATGAGTGCGTGTCGGTCTATGTTAACTTATATTGAAGACAGTGATGAATATGAGTATTTAACCAATGTCGCAAAGAAAGTAAAAGGTTTGCCTAAAGAAAGAGTAAGAACAGACGAGAATGATTTTTTTATGACTTTTGATCAGATTATGCGAGTGCGGCAAAAGCTAATTGAAATGGGAGAAATACAGCTTGCCGTACTTCATATGATTATGTTTGATAGTGGGGCAAGACGAAACGAAGTTGCTCAAATAAAAAAATATAATTTATTAAATGGAAATAAAACTAATTCGGTAATAGGAAAACGAGGAAAGGTATTTTCTTTAGTATATTTAGATGATACAAAAGAATTGATTAGACAATGGTTAGATGAAAGAGGTGAAGATAATATAGACTGTTTATGGGTTGTAGGAAAGGGTGAAAATAAGCGAGAAGCATCATATGAGATTCTATATGAATGGACTATGAAAATTCGTAAAGTTATAACCGAATTGGAAGGAAAAGAAATAAATATTTTTCCCCATTCTTATAGGCATAGTCGAACGGAATGTATGTTGCAAGGTGCAGATACCAGAATTATAGATAAAAATACTGGTCTTCCTAAAAAATTTCCATTAGAGCAAGTTCAAATATTTTTACATCACTCAGACCCTAAGACAACTCTAGATTACTCTAAGGATCATACCGAAGAAGTTATTGATACCATGTTTAATTTATAAAAATAAATTTTATAAGAAGGGAGGTTTTTAATGCCACCTAGTAATAAATATCAAGTTATAGTTGAAGCGATTGTAGATCAAGCACAACTTCAACAACAGTTTTCAAAAGTACAAGCCACATTAAATCAATTAGCGGCGGGAAGAAAAATTGTACTGTTTGATGATAGAGTAAATCATGAAGCTATTCAAAGTGCAAAAAGAGAAGTAGAAAAACTTTTTGGCGATGTGCAAGCATTTGGAAAAGTTAAAATTTTTGAAAGCCCATCGGGAGAAGTGACAGGGGCAATCGTTCAATATCGTGACAAATTGAATTTGGTACAACAAGCGTATTTGAAAATTGCCGAAAGTGGAGGGAAGTGGGAATTAGCATCTCGTAGTACCGCTCAAAATATTGATCAAGCAAGAAAAGAAGCTGAAAAATTTGCAAAGCAACAAGAACAAATGTATCGTTCTGCTTATCAGATGGATCAAGAATATAATCTGAGAAAAGAAAGAATGTTGCGTGAGGCTTATGCTCAAAATGAAAAATTAGATCGTCAAAAAGAAATTGCTATTAAAAGGCAAGAGCAAGCGTTAGAAAGATTGAAAATAAAAAATAAAGACGTTTTTAATAAGACAGATATACAATCTGCGTTGAAAGATTATAATGCTATTTTTGATCAATTTAAAAGAGGGAAGGCAACGTTAGAGGATGTTAGAATAGCGTTTGGTAATTTAGGTAATTCAGTTGCCCAAGCCGCCGAGAAAATGAGAAGTGCTAATAAATCAGGATTTAACTTTATTTCGATGTTAGATGTTGGTATTAAGAAAATTGCCGTATGGGGCGTAGGCACGATGGCAATTTATGGTACTATGAGAAAGATTCGAGATGGTATTGAGTATATTCGAGATTTGAATAAAGAATTAACTAATACTCAAATTGTTACGGGGGAGAGTAGTCAAAAAATTGGTCAGTTGGCAAGTAAATATAATCAGTTGGCTTTAGAGCTAGGGTCTACAACGCTACAGATTAGTCGGGGTTCCCTGGAGTGGGCGAGGCAAGGTAAAACAGTAGAAGAAATTAGCGAGTTAATGCGTTCTACCATGATGATGTCTAAACTTGGAAATATGGAAGCGGCAGAATCTACAGAAGCTTTAACTGCAATTATTAATGGTTTCAAGTTGGAAGCGGAAGATACACAAGATGTTGTGTCAAAGCTGGTAAGTTTTGCCAGAACATGTGGTAACACATGGGTTGGCGGTATTGTAAATTATTATATTTACTGATATAATTTTTTGTAATATTGCCGATTAGAAGATGACTATATCGGTTAAAGCCTATTCACAAAGGTCAGACCGAAGGAAGACTTTGTTTTATATTTAATGAAATAATAAGATAATAAAATAATGGATAAGGAAGTAATAAAAAATTGATATGAAAAATGTTTGGAGCGAAGAAGATTTAAATTTATTTATAGAATTATATCCAACAGAGCCAATGGAAAAATTAATTGAACGATTTAAAAGAAGTAAAGGTTCTCTTGCTAGTAAGGCAAGTGAATTAGGTTTAAAAAGAAATATAAAATCGGATGGATCAAGATATTTTTCTGAAGAAGAAAAAGAATATATAAAGAAAAATTCTTTACATAAAACCTATAAAGAAATAGCAAAAGATTTAGGAAGAACTCAAGCTTGTATTCATGGAATGGCTAATTTACTAAATGTAAAATCTGGATTTTGGTGGACAGAAGAAGATAAACAATTTTTGATTGATAATTTTCCAACCGGAAATAAGATTTTTATTTGCGAAACATTAAACAAAAGCTGGAAGGCAATTGGCAAAAAGGCTCGCGAAATGGGTTTAAATAGAATAAAATCCAATGGTGAAAAGTTTACTGCTGTAAAATTTGCTACGGATGAAGAAGATAGATTTATTTTACAAAATTATGTGAATATGACATCAATAGAAATGGGTAGAAAATTAAAAAGATCAGCTATTTTTGTTGAAGGACGCTGTAGAATATTGGAAATAGAACCATTTCGTCAAAGAAAAATATTGATGGATTTTTCAGATGATGATTTATTACAATCACTTAAGATATTGGAAGAAGAATTAGGAAGGACTCCGTCCATAGACGATGTTCAAAAAGATAGGCGACTCCCTTCTGTTGACACTTATTATGATCGTTTTGGAAGTTATACAAATGCCTTAGTTTTAGCCAATGTAGATATATTTTCGGATTCCAGTATGGGAAAAAGATGCTTTTCTAAAAATGGAGATTTATGTTATTCTATTCCAGAAAAAGATATTACTGATTTTTTTATTGATAATAATATTTCATATACAAAAGAAGTTTTATATTCTGAATTTATTCCGTTTTTTGACAGAAAATATAGGGCCGATTGGGTTTTACAAGATGGATTAGTTGTAGAATATTTTGGATTGGAGCGTGATCAGGGGTATGCCGATAAATCAGAAAATAAAATGGAAATTTGTAAAAATAATAACGTTTCACTTTTGGATTTATATAAAAAAGATTTAAGTAATCTTTTGTTTATTTTTGAAGAATATATTCATTAAATATAAAATAAAGAACCTCTACAGACTGCGGGGGGTATTTGGTAACAAGTATCCTGAAGTCATCCCCCTCTTATGAGGGTGAATATACAGTCGGAACAGCAAATACTATGTGAGGTATTAAAATTGCTGATTTAGGAAGAAATTCCTAAACGCCTCTATTGAGGTCATAAGAGTTTTGTCGAACTCGAAGTAACAGATTGGGCATTAGACAATCAGTATGCGACGTCAGTGGAAGAAATTAGTAGTGCTATGCAAAGGTCTGCAAATTCTGCACAGCAAGCCGGAGTCAGCTTTGACGAGCTGGCTAGTTACGTGTCAATCGTTTCGGCAACCACTAGAAAAAGTGCGGATAGCATTGGTAAGATTAATTGCCGTTTTATACAGTAATGCATAAAATTATGAATGGGTAAAATCGGTGAATTCCTCCAAATAATAAAAATGGAAAATACCGAGGTAATCAAAAAAATAGCGAAAGGTTTTTTGATACCGTAGAGCGTAGAGAGTGAATAAATATAATCTCTCCAAGAGTATCCGTTATCCCTTGTGGATAAAAATGTACGCCGAACTTATGCAATGGAAAAGCATAAGAAGTCAAGATAAAAAGCTTGGCGATAACAAAATTGGAATCCTTCAAAACCATATTCGCACGACTCCAAGCAATAAAATTAGGTAAATTATTCGAAGATGAAGTTACAAATATCAACGATGTAGAAAAAGCACTCTCCTTAGTAAACATTAAACTACGTGATTCAGAAACCTCATTCCGTCCAATGGGCGATGTTTTAGACGAAATTGCTGGTAAGTGGGAGAACATGAATGAGGTAGAACAAAGTGCTGTTGCAAATGCTATTGCTGGTAAAAATAGAATGCCAGAACATATGGTGACATATGGAAATTTGCATTTTTTATCATGCATAAATGTGTGGTAAAATAAAAATTTCAGAAGATGACCATATCGGGGAAACTCTAGAAGTAGACAACTCCGAGGAAAGATTCAAAAATTATAAACAATAATTTATTAGAAATATTTGATGTGTAGCAAATATTTCTGGAGAAATAATCGTGGGAAAAATAAAAGTATTTACAACGCAAGATAAAGAATATTTAATAAATAACTATGGAAAAATTTCCATTGATGAAATAGCCAAACATATAAACAGGAATAAAAATGCTATTTATAAATTGGTTACAGAACTAGGCATAGGCAGATATCAATGGACTGAAAATAGACTTGAAATATTAAAGGAGTTATATCCCTATGGAAATTATGTTTTATTGATGGAAAAACTAGAAAATAATGACATTGATTCAATACGACATAAAGCTTCCGAATTAGGAATAATTGTTGAAAAAAATAGAGATTATACGTCTAAAGAAATTGACTTTATAATTTCTAATTATAATTTGATGTCTTATGCTGATATTGCTAAAAAATTAAATAGAACACTATCTGCAATTCGCACTAAGATAAGTAAATTAGGATTTAAAATAAATCAAGATTGGACTGATGAAAATATAGCATTATTAAAAAAATACTATCCTGATTATACAAATAAATATTTGTGTGAAAAATATTTTTTTAATAGAACTCCTGAAAGTATACGAACGATGGCGTTAAAATTTGGATTGCACAAGAGTAAAGAAAAGAGCGTAAAATGGTATGATGAAAATATTATGATACAGCAATTACAAGAATTAGGCAATAAGTTAGGGAGAACTCCTTATGGATCAGAACTTGCTGCATTTGGACTTCCATCTATGAAAACATATGAAAGGCGTTTTGGGGGTTACAGAAATGCTTGTGAGTTAGCACAATTAGATGCAAATTCCTCACTATATGGAGAATCTAATATTTATTATTCTTTAAATAACGATTTATGCTTTTCAAAATCTGAATTATCTATTACAAATTATTTAATAAATAATAGTATCGAATATAAAAAAGAAGAATTATATAACCTACATTGTAATGATAAAAGATGTGGTTTGAAAAGAGTTGATTGGGTAATAAATAAAAGTGTATTTATAGAATTTTTTGGAATGCCTGAAAAACCTGTTTATTATAAACGAATGGAAGAAAAAAGAAGTATTTGCAAAGATAATAATATAAAATTAATTGAAATTTATCGAAAAGATTTGACTAAACTACACACTATTTTTAGTCAGTTTTTATAATTTTTGAAAATCCGTAACGACCAATTGGATATTTATAGTGATATAAATGTCCGCGTCATCTTTCTTATTTTATATAAGAAAAAGATATGGTCTGCTCTGCAACTATAACATATTGAAATTGCAGAATTAAGTAGAAATACTTAATCGCCGTTGAAGAATAACGGTTAGTAGCATATTCACGGTGCGAAAGCAACAGAAAAGTTCGGCAACGTGAAAATTTCATCGCACTTATGGAGAATTACAACCAAGTATTAGAAGCACAAAAAATTCAAACTGAATCCTCTGGACTTGCCGCCCAAAGATTCGGTATATATATGGAAGGTCTAGAGGCAACCACTAATAAATTTACTGCGACTTGGGAAAAAGTAGTTCAAGATACCATTACTGAAGAATTGGTAAAAAAATTTCTTGAGTTTGGTATTGTGTTATTAGAAGTTGCAGATAATTTGGGGGTTCTTAATATAGCATTAGTAGCTTTAGCTACTTTCATGATAACTAAACTTGCTTTGGTTATACCTGGATTAACTAGTACAATATATACATTAATTACCGCGTTTATTAGCTTAACTGGTACTGTCACTATGACTAGTACGGCAGTAAATGCGTTGTCTATTTCTTTAGGAGGAATGACTTTAGGTCTAGCTATTGTTGGTTTAATCGCTTTATTTAATAGATTGAATACTTCAGCGGTTGAAACCTATACTAATTTTGAAAAACTAAAACGTCAAACAGACGATAATAAAAACGAACTTTCTAGTTTAGCCAAAGAATATGAAGCATTAGCAAACAAACAAAATAAAAATTCAGATGATTTAATTAGATTGCTTGATATACAAACAATTGTAAATACTAAATATGGTGGGTTAACTGAGGGCATTACACTATATTCAGACGCAATTGATAGGAATAGTCAAGCGATTGATGAAAATATCGAATGGCTTAAAGAAAAAGCAAAATTTGAAGAAATAGAGTTCATTAATAAGAATAGACGCGCCTATGAAGAACAAAAAAAATTCCTAGAAGCAAAAACGATGAGTGGGGCTGGCCCCGCGTGGCAAAGAGTTGATTTATATGGCACTCCCGAAGAACAATTAACTCAACTAGGTAAATATTTAGAGACTCATAAAGATATTACCGGATTAATGGGTAAAGAATATGAGACTTTAAATAATGAAATTTCTGCTGCTAAGTCTCTTATAATTGAATATGAACATTATGTTAATGTATTAGCTGATATTTCTGTTGGCTGGCAAGATGTTGGTGTAAGTAGAAGGGGAGCAATGAAATCAGAGGTTGATGATTGGAAAGATGTTGGCGGTAACGTTAATCTTCCAAAACCATTAACTATTGCCCCTCAAATTGCGGGGGGGTTTGGCGATTTATCTACAATAATTACAAATTTAAATACTGAATTAAAAGTTTATTTAGATTTATTAAGCAAATCGCAAAGTGGACAACAATTATCTGCTGATGACATTGCGGCATTATCTGCTGTCAATAAGGATTATACTGATTTTCTTGTACTTGAAGGAGATCAATTAGTACTAAACGAAGAAGCAGTAAGGGCGTATATTCAAGCACAAGCAGATTTAGTTGCTTTGCAAGCTAGAGGTGTTTCTGAAGCTAATCCTTATAGTGCTGAATTGTATATACAAGCAGACCTTGTTGGTGCATGGGTCGAGATGATTAAAAATGATTTAATTCCTGCTACCGAAGATGCGCGCAATGAAATTGCTGGTCTTTTTAGTGATCTTGCGGCTTCTTTAGATACAAGTATGACCGATGCTCGTGATAGTTATATAGAAAGTCATAATGAACTTGTTGATAAATTAGCGGAATTAAGAGTACAAATTATGAGGGTTGAAGCACAGCCTTTTTCTGATGAACAAAGGGCTGAGTTAATTAAATTAAAAGAAGAATTTAACAATACCTCTAGGGCGGTTGATGCACTTGCCGCTGAACATGAATTAGCAACACGACGCATTATTTATGGAATGATGCTACAACGTGTTATGCAAATGGATTTAAGTCGTCTTCACCCCGCTCAAGCTTTAGCAATACAGCAAGCGGCTTTTAAAATGATGGACGATATTGGAACAGCCTGGGGCCTTATTGATGCAAATACTTCTGCCGTTGTTCAAGGCATGACCGAATTCGTTACATTGGCTATGTCAGGCGCGGGTGAGGAAGCCATTGCTGTTTTAGATAGAGTTAGATTAGCGGCATTGGCGGCGGCTGGTGATTATTATATTCGTTTTCATGTAACAGTAGACGATGAAGGCATTGCATATGGTTCAATGGGTTATGATTGGGCAAATGCGCATCAAGGTACACCTTCTGAGCCGCCTAAAAGTGGCGGTGGTGGAGGTGGCGGTGGTGGAGGTGGGGCTGAAAAAGCCAAAGAAGAACCTACATATTCCGGCGCAAACCTCTACCAGATGATTATTAATCTTATTCGGCAAGAAAAAGAAGCTGAAAAAGAATTGATTCGTGAAAAGCAAGATGCTCTCCGTCAAGAACAAGAAATACTAAAGCAACAGCAAGACGCTTTAGATAAACAGTTAGAAGATTATGAAAAGATAATCGATGCTCGAAAAGAAATTCTTCAAACACAAGAAGATGAATTAGATTATCAAGAAGAAATTGCAGATAAAAATAAATCTATTCAAAAACTTCAAAAAGAATTGGCTATACTAGCATTAGACGATTCAGCGGAATCAAAAAAGCGTCAATTGGAATTACGGGAAGAACTAGAAGAAGAACTTTCTGATTTAGATGAAACTCAAAGAGAACACGAAATAGAATTAACGGAAAATCGTCTTGACGAAGAATATGAATTATATAAACAATATATCGAAAACCAAAAGACCTTATTACAAACCCAATTTGACTTATTAGATCAAGAATATGATGTTTTGCAAGACACTATTGATGCAATCGATGAATTTTTAAGTAAATCTGGCTTGATTGGTCAAGCCGCATTAGAACGAATGGCGCAAATGGGGCCAGATTTATATGAAGAATTGGTAGCATGGAATGAAGTTTATGGTTCCGGCATTGAAGAAGATATTGTTCGTGCGTGGAATGAGGCTGTAAGAGCATTGGAAGAGTATAACAATCTTTTAGATGTTATTCTTGGAAAAAGCGATTTCAGTAGTGGCAAACCATATGTTCCTGGTGATAGTGGTAATGATAATGGGACTTTTGGAAAAGCCAATCGTGGTTTTACTCCTGAGATGGTTACTGGTGGATTTAGGGCAGAAGGAGAAAGTTTTACTCCTGAAATGGTAACTGGTGGGTTTAGAGGTAATGGACGAGAGGGTTTTACTCCTGAGATGGTTACAGGTGGGTTTAGAGCCGATCCTATAGATTCTCCTGAAATGGTTACTGGTGGTAGAAAAGGTCAAGGCTTTTCGCCAGAGATGGTTACTGGTGGATTTAGGTATGATCCTAGTTCTCCTGAAATGGTTACTGGTGGTAGAAAATATGGTTTCTCACCAGAAATGGTTACGGGTGGGTTTAGAGCCGATACATTCTTACGAGGAGATAGATTGTCTTCGTTATTAAATTCTTTAACTACAAATATAATCGGGGGAAACATAAGTTCCGTTGGAGATATTGTAATTCAAAATTTAATTAATGTTGAAGGCAATTTAGATGAAAATGTTCTAGGTGATGTTAGAGTCGTGGCTAATGAGGTTATCAAACAATTAAACAATAGTTTAACAAAACGTGGTTATACACGAGGAGCGCAACTATTTCAAACATAAACATAAATATAGATATAAAATAAAATAAAAAAGGGAAGATGTATAAATTGCATCTTCCCTTTTAAGGAGAAATTATTATGGCATTTCACGCTAAATCTTTTGTTTATGATAGTATCGATTCAGATACTTATGGTTTACAAATAGCGAGTATAGAAGCAGGAGGAATGAGTAGCAATAAGGCTAGTGGCAATACTGAAATTTTAGAGACTTTTATTTACAAAAAGCCAAAACCTTATTTTTATGGAATACAATATACTTCCAGATTAGAATTTCCTGTAGCTTTCTTTTCGGAAAATGAAATTACTGCTTCTATGTTGAGTTTTATTTTAAATTGGTTATTTAATAAATCAAGTTATAGAAACTTTGCTATTATGCAAGACGATATGGATGAATATTATATGCAATGCATATTTACTGATCCTGTAGTTCGAAGAATTGGCAATGTTGTATATGGAGTATCAGGAACATGTAAGTTAGATTCTCAATTTGCTTATACTCGATCAAAAACAATTACATATACAAATCCTTTACCAACATCTATCACTTTTCAAAATAATAGTCATTGTGATAATGGGTATTTATATCCAACATTAAATTTTACAATGGGAACGAGTGGTGGAAACTTATCTATGACGAATGCTAATGACGATGATAGAATTTTTTCATTTACTGGATTGTTGGGGTCTGAAATTGTTAATGTAAATAATGATTTAGGAATTATTACAAGTTCTACTGGTTCTCCAATATTAAGCAAATTTAATAAGAATTTTTTAAGATTTGTTCCCGGCGTAAACGTGCTTGCGGTTAGTGGCTCAAGTGTTTCTACATTGTCTTTAACATATCAATTCTTAAGACAAATTGGAGCGTAATATGCAACAAAATTTTGATTATTTTAGCAAGCAGGAACGTCCATCTATGACTTTATGCAATCCTAATTTGGATCAAATTTATTCTTTAGAATCGGCATATGAAGTCGAATTGAAATTTAAATGGAATGCATTATCTGAATTATCTTTTAAGTTTCCAGAAGAAATAGATGGTGTTGATTTAGACGCATATGATTATATTGCTGGAAAAAGAATTGTTTTGTTAGGGGATTTGGGATATTTTTTAATTTCGGATGTATCTGAAAATAGTAATGGAAGTATTTATATTAAAGATGTTGATTGTGTATCGTTAGATGGGGAATTAGTTTATAAAAAAATAAATGCTTTTTCTGGAACTTATTTACTTTATAATTCTGGAAGCCCTACTGATCCTGATTCGCTAATGGGACACGTGATAAATTTGGTTCCCAATTGGGAAATTGGAACTGTAGAATCAAGTTTAAATAGTATTTATAGAACGTTTGATGTGTCTAATTCAAACGTATATCAATTATTAAATGAGGAAGCATCTAAATCTTATGGCTGTATCTTTGATTTTGATTATTTGAATAGAACTATTTCTATTGTTTCATCTAGTGGAAGTGGAAATGAAACAGATATATTTTTATCGTTTGATAATCTAATTCTAAATACAAATTATAATGAAATTACTGATGAAATTGCAACTTGTTTGTATCCTAACGGAGGTGGAGATTTAACTATTAGAAGCGTGAATCCTTTGGGTACAAATACAATTTATAATTTTGATTATTATAAAACTACAAGTTGGATGAGCCAAAGTTTAATAACTGCTATAGACGCGTGGGAAACAAAGTTTGATAGTTACGCTGATTCTTATAGTGCTTCTGCGGTTGAATTAGGCGAATTACAAACCAATTGGCTTATTGAACAGGCTTTATTGGCAGAATATGAGGCTCAACTAAGTGCCGATCAAGCAGTACGTGCGGCTAGATTACAACAAGGTTTAGATACAACCGATATTGATAATCAAATATTAACTGATACGACTTATGTTAATGATCAAACAATTATAGTAGATGAAATAGTTGATGATATTTCATCGGTAACTCAAGGAATGGAAACAGTAAATGATTTATTGGCTTTTTCGAATACCGACAATTTTACTAATGCTCAATGGTTAGAATTAAATAATTTTATTTTTGAAAATGGATTTGTTGATAACACTATCATTATAACGGATTCTATGACAGAAACAGAAATTCAAGAGCAAACACAGAAATTATATGATAAAGCTGTAGAAACACTGGCAAAGCTATCTATTCCTCGTTATCAAATTACAATCAATTCTGTAAATTTTCTTGCTCTACAAGATTATTCTCATTTTATTGATCAATTAGAATTAGGCGATCAAATTACAGTAGATACAGGAAAAGGTTATACAATTACTGCCACATTATTACAATATGAATTTACTTATGATGATCCTGAAAAATTTAAAATAACATTGTCAAATCGACAAAGATTAGATGATTCTAGTTTTATTTTTTCAGATTTTATGGGAAATACAATTCAAACTACATCTACTGTAGATTTTAATTATTCTAATTGGAATGATTGGAAAAATAATAAATCATTAATTGTTGGGAAAGTTGTTACCCCTGATGGAATTATTGTTTATGGAACTAAAAGTTCAAATTTGGTTGGAACAATTTTAGCTGGTTCTAGTTTATCGATTGAAAATATAAATTCTACTACGGGTATTACTAATATTTTAATAGATAAAGACGGTGTAACCATTCGCGATCCTAAATTATATGATGCAGATGGAAATATTGGAATTGACGCAACCCTCGATATGGCAGGAGGGGGTCAAATCATGTTTCGCAATGGTATTTTTATTGGTGGAGCAGGGCTTGAGCCGGGAAGTAATATTGTTACTCTTGAAGATTTGACAGGAAGTACAGGAACTAGTTTTTCTGCATCGTCGGTTTATTTAGCAAATTCACTACGCGTATACATAAATGGGGTAATGCAAAGAAAAGATTATACATATGCAGAAGAATCCGATTTGCAATCATTTACGATGTACGATTCAATTTTTTCTACAGATCATTTTATAATCGAGTATGTTTCAATAGGTTCATAATTTTATAAAAGAAAGGAGTTATAAATATGGCTTTAAGTACATCGTACAGCACAATTAACTCTCTTGGAGATGTTTCATTTGTTGCGGGAACAACTTATCAACTTAAATTTACTGTTGTTGATCAAAATGGAACAGCAATTGATTTAACTGGGGCAACTTGTACCTTGAGATTGGCAGAATATGGTTCGAGTACAGCGTTATTAACAAAAACAGGAAGTATAACTGCAACAAATATTTTTACTATTTTATTTATCGCTGAAGACACAGATGGATTGGCGGGAAAATATAGTTATCAACCAAAAATTGTTTTTTCTGATGGAAGTACGGTTATTCCGGCGCAAGGAATTATTACATTAATTAGGGAGATTGAATAATGCCAAATAATTATCCTATTACAGAAAAAACATTATATGTTGTTACAGGAAGTAATGTAATTCGAACGGGTCTATTGGAATTTTATGATCCTTTATCGGTTTCTGATATTTCAGGGTCAATTTTATCTGGATTAAATAGTACGTCTGCAAGTACAATTCCTGCAACGGACGCTTTAGACGGAATCACACTACCTGATTACATTAATGTTAATGAATTAACTTTAACGATAACCACTAGTACAGGGTAAATAATAAAATGAGCAATTCAACAAATTTAAATTTAAATTTATATCATCATAAAGTAGATAAAGAACAGAGTTTTGAAATGTATCGAGCAAACCTAGATGGAATAGTTAATAGTAATATGATGATAATTGATAGTTTTGCTGGTTCCGCAATTTCAGATATAAGCGAAATGGATAATTCGTCAACATCATATTTTTCAGAAATGGATACATTGCTTACTTTATATGCCGCGCAAACAATATCGGGTAGTACTAATGTTGTATCATCTAGTAATCGAATTGTAAAACTTGCAGAACATACAGGTTCCGGTCAGGTAGATTTTGATAGTATTTCTCAAGATTATACACATTTATTAATAATGGGTACTGCTGCGGGTAGTGTGACAAGTGCAAGTACTATGTTAGCATGTGATTTCAATTCTGTATCGGGAAGTGACAGTTATAAAGGAGTTCGATATATTCAAACTGGTTCTGGTGCATCTACTACTGAATATATGGCAAGTGAATATATTGTTGGGGGTATTCCTATAGGTAGTATTAATAATTATTTTTCTGGTAGTACAGGTTATTCAACATCAATATTTGCAATTATACCAAATTACTCTGGAAGTTCTGAACTTTACAAAACGGCAATGGGATTTAATAGTATTTTTTTCCTTTTATCTCCTATAGCGTCAGTGTCATTAAATGGTGGTGTATATTTAAGTTCATCGGCAATTACTAGGGTTAGATTGTATGTTACTATTGGTAATACTGCAAGGAGAGAATTATTAGAAAACACTGTAATTAGTTTATATGGAGTTTATTAAATGACATCTTTA